AGACCATGGGGATGCTCATGGCGAGGAAGGCGATGAGGAGCATGTCGGTGGTGCTGCTGCTGTCGTTCATGCCCCCATTATAACCTACCCTGGGGAGGATGCAAGGGGAATCTCGAAAAAAATCCTACCATGTCCCAAAGTTAGCATATCGCAAAGTGGAGCGGAAAAAGGCGCGAAAAAGGGACTCCTATATCGGAGCCAGAGCGCATATATAGCTTCATGTCTTACAAATCAAGGGACTCCTAAAAAACTTAGGGACTCCTACAAATATAAAAAAACAGGGACTCCTAAAAAACTCAGAGCTATATAAGAACAGATGAGAAAAGTTCCTAGGGCATATGGGTGAGGATGCAAGACAAGGGGCGGTCGTCCTGTAACAGTTCCTAGGCCAAGACCAAGACCTCGATGAGTTACAGAAACAAAGACTCTAACTATTGGCGTAAAGCCAAGGTACACAAGGTTAGAGTTTATTGGGAGAACTTGAAGAAGAGTAAGAAGTGGGTATCTACCATTTCTTCAAAGGGCAAGAAGCCGCTTCAACCTTAGTCTTAGCTTTCATCATGCATCCACACATCTTGCATTGGAACTGAGGTTTAACAAGCTGTGGACAGGCTTTACAGATCTCCAGTCTTTGTGTATAGACTTGTTCTGAACTGAGCTTGAACCCGCTACGAGCCCAAGCCCACATTGTCTTAAAGAACATTTTAAATTTTTGGCTCAGTGAGGTTCCTTCTTCAGGGGATTCAAGGAATACAGCAAGCACTGACCAAAACCGATCTGAAGCTTTTCTGATCTTGAACGACCAAGACTTTTGAATCAGTTCTGAGTAGAGTTTTCTTTGCTCTACGAGTTTGTTAGACAGCATGTTTATAATGTTCTGCTGATCTTCAATTATTTTATTTGGATCCTTAGGTTCTTCTTGTTCCATAGTATATATTTATATGATAAGAACTCCATTACAGAAAAGATGCTTGAAGGCTATCAAGAAAGGTGGGCCTGCATCAAAGCGTCTGATGAGAACTCTTCTTAAATAATTATAGGCAAGTTTTCTTTGTTAATGAAGGCTTGCCTATTTTTATGCCAGCTATCTCTTCCTACAAGTTCTCCGTGTGAGTTGTGAAGTATGGAGATAGGTACAACCTTGTTATGATACTTCTTGTTGTGTGCTGTGACTGTGTAGTGTAGGTCATAGAAGTCCCAGCCTCCTTCAAAGTATTCTGGCTTCTCCAGTCCTATATCTTTCAAGGTAGCTCCTCTTGCTGCTAGGAATAACCCATCCATGCAGACTACTCTGTCAGGCTTTCCGTAGTAGGTGCTGTCAGAGCTTATGATATCGCTTCCATGGTACACATGACCTCGATGCTTGCCTTGTTGCCAAAGACTGTGATTCCACCATACAGCGTCTTCTGACAAGTGTGTCGTGCCAGCGACACCTATGAACCCTGTCTTCTCCTTTAGTAAAGATTGAACTATAATTCTAATGAAGACTTCTGGATCAGTTAAGATCTCGATGTCGTCATGACACATGATAACTATATCATCATCTGCTACATTAAATTTTTGAAACGCATTTGCATAACCACTGAAAATAGACTTCTGGCCTACTAAGAACTTGGTTTTAACACCAGCCCTAGATAAGTAAGAAGATAATTTTTTAGTTGTTTCACTGAAGGCTTTGCTTCTTGTACATATAAAGGCGTAAATATTCATGAGATTACAAACAAAAGAAGATTACAAGAAAGAGTATACTAAGTGTAAAGAAGACCCAATATACTTTATAAGTAATTATATCAAGGTTGTCCACCCAGTTCGAGGACTAGTTCCATTTAATTTGTACCCTTTCCAGAAAGTGATCATAGATGCTCTAGAAGGAAACAGGTTCAACATACTTCGTAAGTTCAGACAGGCTGGATGCACTACCATCGCCGCTGCTTACTCACTCTGGTTGTGTTGCTTTAAATCTCACCAGACAATAGTTATCCTCTCTGTAGGTGATACAGAATCTACAGAGGTTCTTGATCGTATCAAGATTATGTATGATGAGTTACCTGAATGGATCAAACCAAAGTCTACGACTATTAACGCACACAACCTTAAGCTTGAGAACAACTCTCACATTAAATCTCGTCCGTCTGGTAAGCAGTCTGGTCGTGGTCTATCTGGTTCTCTACTTATCATTGACGAGGCTGCCTTCATTGAGCACATTGATACGATTTGGGCGGCAGTGTATCCGATTATTTCGACTGGTGGACGAGCATTTGTTCTATCCACTGTTAATGGTATTGGTAACTGGTACTACGATACCTGGGAACGCGCTGTAACGGGCGCTAACGCCTTTAATCCAATCCAGATAGGATGGCAGGACCATCCTGAGTATGCGCGTGTAGAAGGCTTTGAGTGGCTGTACGAGGAGATGGAGAAGCGTGACCCTCCCATGGACATTGATGACTGGGAACCTACCACACGCGCTAACATTAGCCACAAGAAATGGTTACAGGAATACGAGTGTGAATTCCTTGGTACAGGTGATACCTTTATTGAGGGTATGATTCTGCAATCGTTGACGGAGAATATAAGTGACGACTTCTATCGAAAGTACAACAACCGAATGTATGTCTGGAAAGATCCAGACCCTAACTCAACTTACTTTATGGCGGTCGATGTTGCGTTGGGGCGTGGGCGTGATTACTCTGCTTTTCAAATTATTGATCTTTATTCAGGTGAGCAAGTTGCTGAGTTTTACTCTAACACCACACCTATAAACGAGTTTGCTCGTATTTGCTTTGATGAAGGCACCTATTATAATTTATGTCCGATTCTCGTTGAGCGAAACACCATAGGTAACAATTTACTTGATTACTTATTCGACCAGCTTGAGTATGAGAATGTTTGGTTTGACGAGAAGAGGCAAATGGGGTTACAGATAACAGCTAAGAATCGTGACAATGTTTTAGTCGAGATGGAAGAAGCGATTCGCATGAACGAAGTTAAAATTAATTCCAAGAGAACTGTTATGGAGCTTAACACCTTCATTATCAGTGATAACGGCAAAGTTAAAGCAGATACTGGACAAAATGATGACCTTGTGATGAGTTTAGCACTATCTATTTATGGTGGAAGACGATACCGAGAAGATAACCCTGAGATAATTAAATTTAATCCACAGAAAGAGAAGAAGCCTCCTATGCCTTTAAAATCTCATAAGATGCTAACCTCTCTTGGATCCTCTGAAGAAGACATAACATGGCTAATCAAATAAACGAGAACTCAGGACCTGGGGCAACCACATGGACTCCCATGGGGGATGGCGGGGTTACGAGCATGTACTCAACGGGGTACATGTCCAAGATATTTGCTAAGTTCTTTGGAACAGAGGCTCAACTTAAGCTTGCTAGGGCTGGAGGGGATCCTCGATCAATTGAGGGTGATGTTGTAGTTAACAAGGAAGCCCTTGATAATATCGGTAGTCCTGTTTGGGGTTACACACGCGGGCTTCCTTTCATTACTGAGTCCGAGCTTAACCGTAAGCGTAGGTACGACGAGTACGAGAAGATGGACGACTATCCAGAGATTACCGCTGCCCTTGACATCTATGCAGATGATGCCACTCAGAAGGATATTCGTAATAAGCGTTGGATTGTTAGATCAGATAGTATAGATGCTATTGAAGAGATTGAGGACCTGTTTGAAAGAATTCGTTTAGACAAGTACTACTGGGATATTGTTAGAGGTGCTTGTAAGTATGGAGATTTCTTTGTTGAGATCGTAGCTAACGGTCTTGACATGTCAACAGGTGTTCGTAAAATTAAACTACTTAATCCTTATTACATCATTAGAGTAGAGGATAAGTTTGGATACCTAAAAACATTCCTTCAAGAGATACCTCACAAATCAGGTAACGCAGGTTCTTGGCATGAAAGTGCCTCAACTTATGTCGAGCTAGACAAGAATCAGATCATTCATTTTAGAATGCACACATCTGATCCTAAGTATTACCCTTATGGTAAGTCTATTCTTGCTGGTGCTATCCGTGTTTACCGCTCCTTGAAGCTTATGGAAGACGCAATGCTTGTTTACAGGCTCTCTCGCGCACCTGAAAGACGCATTTTCTATGTCGATGTAGGTAATCTTCCAGCTTCTAAGGCCGAAGCCTTCCTTGAGACGATGAAAACTCGCTTCAAGAAAGAGAAATTCCACAACCAAGGCAAGGTTGATGGTCGTTATAACCCCCTTGCAGTAGACGAAGACTTCTTTGTACCCATTAGAGGTAACCAAGGAACCAAAATTGAGACACTTCCTGGTGCTCAAAACCTAGGTGAGGTCGATGATGTTAAGTATTTCCGTGATAAATTACTTGCGACCCTTAAAATTCCCAAGGATTACATCGTTGAGTACGACAAATCACCTGAAAGAAAGGCTAACTTGAGCCAACTTGATGTTAAATTTGCTCGCGTTATTAAAAGAGTGCAGGATTGTGTAGTACTTGGCTTTGAAAATATCGCTAGAAAGCATTTGGAGATGATTGGATACCCTCAATCCGTCATAAGAAACATAAAACTAGAGCTTCCTGACGCTTCTGATGTCTTTATTAAGCGTAAATTAGAGATTGATGAGGCTAAAGCTCGCGTAGTCCAGGCTGTGGTAGGTACTGGGCTCTTTCCAATGAACCATATTTACAAGGAATTCTATAATCTCACCGATACTGAGATTGAAATCATTAAAAGAGACCTTGAAAAGGACAGAGAAGAGCAAAATCAGCAAGAATCTGAGCAAATGGCGATGCAACAGCAGGCTCAAGCAGCGGGGCAGGTGCAGCAGACGCAAGCTCAGGGCCAAACTGACATGGCAGTAGCTCAAAACCAAGCTGCTATGGACATGGCAGTGGCTGATAATCAAGCCAAGAACGATTTGAAAACAAATAAGCCCCAACCCTCGGTTAAAAAAGAGGAAACGGACTATTTAGTAAAGCTTAAACAGAAATATCTGCTTGAGCAGGGAAAAGACTCCCAACAATACAAGGCAATCGCTAGAATACTTAAAAATAAGGATAAGTAAAAAAAGTAAATAGCTTAAAAGCCTATATATTTAGAGAATTACCACTTAATTCATAGCTATGGACAAGTTTTTCAAGAACAGAAATAAGAAAGTTGCAGATTTAAACCTCATGGCTGACAGCCTAGGTCATTCCCTTCGTGAGAATGTATCTCTATTTTCAATTGACGATTTTAACTCAGTTGCTACTTTTGTAACAGAAAGCGGTGATGTAATCCAAGGTAATTATTACTTTGGAGAAGAAATGATCCTCGACAATATTACAGTTGAGTCAGGAGATGTTTTCACCAACGAAGAGAAATTTGATTCGGCTACCAAGAATCAAATTTCTTTGTTTGTAGAGAGTGTATACAGTGATGACCTTGTTCAGGCTGGAGGCATTTTCGAAAACATTATTGACAGTTGGAGTGAGAAAGTAAAGTTCAACAAAACTGTAACTAGATTGCAGGAGCAGTCTGAGGCATTCAATAACACTTTCAACATTATTCAAACAAAGGAGTTTGAGCGTTTCTTCGAGGTTTCTGACAAGATTGCTAACTTCCTATCAGAGAACCGTGAGCGCATTTCTGAAATACCAGAGATCATGAATGCTGTTAAGCTTTCAAACACGGTTTCTAATGCATTCAATGTTCCTAGAACTACCGTTGATGAGTTAAAGGAGTCCAAGAGCTACTCTATTCCTCAAGGGGATAACAAGGACATCTACGAGATGATTTGCCAGCAGGAGCTTGTCAAAAAGGAGATTCTTGAATCTAAAAAAGCTTTCGATACTGTTTGGGTAAGTGAGCCTGCTATCTCTAACCTCTCCATGAAGATTTTCGAACAGGATGAGAAAGAGGTTGCAAAAGCTCTTATAGAAGCTGTTATTGAAATTCCTTACCTTTCACTGATCTCTAAGAAGAAACTTTCTAACACTGTCAGCAACTGCTTAAACACTCTTCATGAGAGCAGTGCTTATACCAAGAACGAGCTTAAGGATTTCGTAGGAAGATTGTTTGAGATGAAGAAACCTCTTAAGGAGCTTGTTTCAAACCTTTTACAGGAGAAGTACGGTGTTAACATTAATAACATCAAAGAGACTCCAACTTTTAGAACTCTCCTTAACACTCAAGTTCTTATCTTCGAGTGTCTTTCAAAGTTATCTCCACGAAACAGCGTTATCAAGGAGTGCATGGCTGATCTAGCTATATCCCTTAAAGCTAAGAATGGTGTTGAGGCTATTGATGTTAACAACGCTATTAAATTCCTGTTTGAGCAAGCAGGCTACTCTGATCTTTATGACCAAGAGCCAGTTCGATCAACTTTTGATCTCAACGAGTCCTTAACTGAAGATGTTGATGAGTTTGTAGAAATGATCATGGAGAAGCTTGTAGGGGGTCAGAAAAAGCTTGATGTTGAGCCCGAAGGCGGTGATGGTGACATTGATGCTAAGGACCTTAAGAAGCTTCGTGATCGTAAAGGTAAGAAGAAAAAATCCTCTGATAAGGATCCTGAGGACGAGGTTATGCAAGAAGAGGAGTCTGTGGATAGCGTTAGCACAGCAGACCTAATGAAGACTCTTTCTGATTTAGAGGAGCTTATTGATAGCCCTCAAAACCTAGGAGATGAAGAATGAGAGAAGCATATACACCATACACTAAATTAGTAACCCTAACAAATACAAACGCTACAGAAGTAACTCTCACAGACTCTTCAGGAGTCGCTGTTGAATGTAATTATGTCCAGGTTGCTGCCGTTAGTGGTAGTGCTGACGGGTATTTCTTTGTGACACCTGATATTCAATCTGCAAAAGGATATGCGGCTCAACCAATTGCTAGACTTATAACCGATAACAACACATCAGGTGTTGTAGGTGTAGTGTCTAACAGAGAGACTGGTGTTGCTGTATTATCTTTATCTCCCTCAGACAAAACTTCTAAGATTAAGATTTCTCAAAGTGATGCAACAGGTGTAAAGTATGCCGTCACTTATGGTAATGTCAGACTGACAAACAATCTAGCAGATAACAAACTCTCTAGAGGAAACTAATGTTCAAATCCTTCAAATCTCTTAAAACTGTTCGGACGCTGTTCGATCAGGCGGGAAACCTGTATCGAGTAGCAAAAAGAGTCCTAGAAAAAGTAGGATCACGATTTAGAAGTGGTTATAA